TCTTTTTTTATTTATCAGAAAGGCCGCAGAAGGGCGCAGAAAGGACTTTTGCGCCGGTGGTCGTGTTGCTTGCCGGTTGCCCTGTGGCGGCTCTGGTGATCTGGTGGGCGGCTCATGGGCAAAGGAAAAGCGCCCTGCATCATGCAAGGCGCTTTCTGTGTTTGGTTTGGCTCGTCCAATGGTTTACCCGCTGCCGCAGCTCGTCCGCTTCAATCATGGGTATTTCGTGCAGGGCGTTTTTCTCAGGGGTCATATAATAGGCGTATCCATAGCGGGGCAAGGCTTCGCAACCTTTCACGCCTAATATATTCCGGCTGTCCTGTGCTGATCTGGTACGCAAGGCAACACGGCAATCAAAGTTGCATTTTATTTCAGTTGGTAAAACTTTTGCAATCGGGGTTTGTGTGGCTAAAATTATATGAACCTTTGCGGCTCGTCCGATCTGTGCAAGGCGTTGCACCTTAGGCATAATATAGCGTTTATCTGTGGTCATAAGGTCGGCGAACTCGTCAATTATTAAATACAAGTCGCTGCCGGTGTACTTCTTCACCCGCTGGCGCTGCATGGCCTTGTATCGGGTTTCTGTGATTTGTAAAGCGTGGTCAAGGGCTTTTCGCATTTGGTCGGGTTCGCTTGCATAGGCGATTGTATGCGGTAGGTGCTTGTAGTCGATCAATTCAACCCTTTTCGGGTCGATCAATATAAATTCCTTTGCACCGTCACCGGCTCCGCATGGGCTATATAGTGCCGTGTAGATTAGGGCATTTATAACCACGCTTTTACCGCTGCCTGTTGCACCGGCTACAAGTAAATGCGGCTGTTTCAGCATATCGGCGTATAGTGTGTAATATTCGCCGGTGGGCGTGGTGTACTTCTTACGGAAGGAAAAAAGAGGGGGCATAATTACACCCCCTCATAAAGTCCGTCAAACTCTATCCCCAATTCAGCGAATACGGCTTGAACGGCTCCGAGCTTTGAAACGGCGGCAATATAGCGCCGCTGGGCTTCGTTGTATTCTTTGCCCTTTTTGGCTCTCCGCATTTCTGCAAATGTTTCGTTTTCTTCCTTATACCAACGGTTATAAAGCCGTTTCAGGTTGTCGGCGATCTGCTGCCGCTCTTGTGCGCTGCTCGTTTCGAGCTGCTGAAAAAATCCCTTGTCCATCATGCAACCCCCTTTTCAAAATCGGGAATTGTGACGATCTGAACAGTTACCCACAAATCAATGTATTGTGTGGAATAGCCGGTATAATCGCCCTTGTCAAACTCCGTCTTTCCGGTGATAACATAACCGATTTGCACCGCTTCGCCGTCCTTGCCATCAATATACATAGGGTTGCGGCTCTTCAATGCGTTGTTGCTGATCTGGATATAATCCCGCTCTTGCACCTTATCCCGCCATAGCTGCAAGGCCGTTTTCAGGTCGGCGGCTTCGATCTTGACAGGGCGCACAATATCGGTGTCAATCCACCACTTTTTGTTATTGTGCGGCTTCATGGTTGCCGTGGTTTCAAATCTGTAAATACTCATGTTATAAGCTCCTTTCTCTGGTTTTCCAGACTCCCGCCGTTAGGCGGGGCGCTTGCGGCTTAACTGGCTTTTTATACTCGCCGCAACGAGTCATTTGCTTGTGCTTCCTGTTTCAGTTCATCAACCAGCAAGCGCAAGTCCTCAATCATAAACCATTGCTTTTTGGTCAAGTTTTTATTGTGATATGCAAAATAGGAAAATATATCATCAATCTGTTGCATCTTTTCAGGGGTCATATTTACACCGCCTTTCTATATGCTCTGTAACTGTCGCTGTTCTTGCTATGGTGGGTATCCTCAAAGGTAAAGCCGCAATCCTCAAAGACTGAGCGCCAACAAGATACACCACACCCGCCGTCAATCCAAGGTATACCGTTATCGCCGGTATAGATGGAATAACTAAACTTGCCGCCGTTTTCGGCGTGGTCGTAAAGCATACGCATAAATTGCGGGTTATGGTTGTAAGCGCTGGCGATAGCGGCGCTTTCCTTATCATAGCCGCACCCGCTGGCCTTGCCTTCTGTGGTCGTGGCTCTGGTTCTGCTGCAAGCTTTGACTTCTGCTGTTGGGTTTTTACCCCATGTTCTATTGTTGTACCAGTCAACGGAAAATGTGACGCTTTCCAGAGGGTCACAAGCTGCCGCCGCTTCGAGCTTTGCAAGGGCGCTTGCTCTGTCCTTTTCGTTTTCACGATTAAAGCGAACAAGCATTTTCTTCTTGCACAGTTCGGGCAATGGCTGATCTTCGGGCGTGGCTTTTGCGGCCTGATATGCTGCTTCGGTCATTCTGTCCCGATAATACCAATGGTTTAGGGCGTGGCCTGTGGTGATGGTATCAAGGTCATTTGCAAATGTAGCTTTGCGGGTATCATGGTAGGCGTTTACCTTAGCTTTAAGATTTTCGTATATGGTTTAAGCTCCTTTCAATAACTCATGTTTACCGTGGCGTAACTCGATAAAAAAGCGGGGTTCTCTGTCGCTTTCTGATAATCCCATTATAGGGATTTTACACTTACTTGTCAAGAGTAAATGTAAAATAAAATCATGATTAAATGTAAATAGTTTGTGAATGGTTGCCGCTGTCCTGTTTTCAGGGCTTACAAGGCCGGTTTTCCCTGCTGATCTGGTCATTTTCGGCGCTGCCGGTTGCCGGTGGGCGGGGGATATTGGAGCGGGAGCGAGGGCGGGGTGAGTGGCGAAAATTCCGCAAAATATAAAAAGACCCTCTTATCGAGAGTCTTCACAAAAATAACTCACCCATGAAAAAGCCTTTATTTTCAAGGGTTTTTCGATTGTAGGGTGTACCATTTCTCAAAAATGGTATAAGTCCTCTATATAGAGCGTTCTATAAGGGAGTTTATAGGAAAAATTGAAAATGGCACACCTAACACACCCAAACCAATCCACCGAACCGCTGCCGAAAAATCCCGCCGAAAAGAAAAAGGCGTGTTTACATTTACCTCTTGACATTTACATTTACTTACGCTATACTAAATACAACAACCAGAGAGGTGAAAATCATGATGACTTTCAAAAACGCAATCGGCTATATCCGAGTATCCACGGACGAACAGGCCGAGGACGATAAGTACGGTATTGATGTTCAAAAGCAGGACATTCTTCTCTATGCTCACAACCACGGCTATCAGATCGTGGATTGGAAGATTGATACCGTCAGCGGTTCCAAAGATGGTCGTGAGGAACTGGACAAACTGCTCTACGGAGCCGAAACCACCAATCCTCCTTATCAGGCCGTCATCATTTTCAAAAATGACCGTATCGCTCGTGACACCAAGCTCTACTTCTATTACCTCTACACTCTGGAAAAGCGGAACATAAAGCTGCTGAGTGTGGAAGAGAAGTTCAAAGAGGGTGACGAGTTTGCTAACATCTACCGTTCCCTGCTGATGTTCGTTGCCGAGCAGGAGCGTAAGAACATTGCTCTTCGTACCGGCAAGGGTCGCAACATCAAGGCTTCCTGCGGCGGGTACAGCGGTGGTCGCCGTCCCTACGGCTATAATGTCGTGGACGGTGTACTGGTCATTGATGCTTATGAGCGAGAAATCGTGCGGTTCATTTATCAGCGCAACGCCGAGGGTATGTCCATGTTGGCGATCACCGATGCTCTTGCCAAGGCCGGTTATGTGACCCGAAAGAAGAGCCATTTCCAAGTGTCCACCATCAAGAGTATTCTCAGCAACCGTCCTCTGTACGAGGGTATGTATAAGTACGGCAAAAACATGGATTGGGTGCAGGGTGTCCATGAACCCATCTTGGCTCCTGACGAGTTCCTTGTGGCCTGACCAAAGGAGGTCTTACCATGTGGCAATCCTATAAACAGTTCTGCCGGAACCGAGGGCAGGAGATCGCTCAGGCGTTTTCTCGTTTCGGCTTCATCTTACCGGCGCTCAAGGCCAGCTACTCATGTGTGCTGTGGGTATTTGGTACTGTCTTTTATGGTTTCCTCGGCTGTTTTGTGGTCGGAGCTTCGCTGATCTGGTGGCTTGTGCGAGTGGTGGCCTATTTGGTGCAGCTCGTCATTGCCAAGATCAGAGCGGTGGAGTCGCCCTCTTTCCCGAAGCCGTGGAAAAAGCGAGTGCGGAACATGACCGGTGTGGACTTCGAGCATTATGTCGCCGACAAATTGAGAGCCAGAGGGTATTACGATGTACGCTTTACCCCTGCCACCGGCGACTATGGCGTGGATATACTCGCCACCAAGCGGGGAAAGGTTTACGCTTTCCAATGCAAGTGCTATACTGGTTCCGTAGGTGTGAGCGCTGTGCAGGAGGTTTTCTCCGGTAGCAGGAAGTATCAGGCTGACAAAGCCGTGGTCATTACCAACTCACACTACACCCCAAATGCCCGAACTCTCGCCGGTGATCTCGGCGTGTCCTTGTGGGACTTGGCGGTTCTGGACAGTATCTTTTGTGAATAATTGGCTCCCGCATTACGGCAGGAGTAACAGTCATGACGGACTATCGGTTTTCGGTAGTCCGTTTTTCTTTTTTTGGAGGTATCTATGAATTACGAAGCTGTGACAAACGCTATTTTGAAATACATGGGCAAGAAGCCCTCTGACCATGGTGCTTACACCGATCTGCTGTCGGCTTGCCGTCAATGGGAGCAGGAGAATTTTCAGGCCGCTCATGCTGTCAATGGGCAACTGAAAGCTACCGCTGCCAAGATGTTGAGGGAGAGTTCTCCCAAGGAAGCCAGCTTCTTCTACGAAATGTGGAGGAAGTCGCTCCTGTTCGATGCTCCGCACTTCTTTGACAGCTTCCTCCTGTATATCGAACTGGACAGGAAGCCCGAAGACCGTTTTTATGCCCCTCGGCGACATTATTTGAAGCCGATGGTGCAGGGATACCAAGATGTTCTTGATGGAAAACTGCGACTTTTAACCATTTCGGAGCCGAAACGAGCCGGTAAGTCCCAAACTGGTATCAATTTTGTCAATATGATCTCCGGTAAGTACCCCGACAGGTCTACTTTGATGGAAGGAACCGGTGATGACCTCGTAAAGAGCTTCTACAATGGCTGTTTGGAGTATCTGGTCACGCCGAATGAGTACCTGTTCTACGATGTATTCCCCGAAGCCAAACTGGTACAGACTCATGCGGATACCAAGGTCATCAACCTCAAGTCGAAATCCCGCTTCCCCACGATCATGTGCCGTTCCATTGATGCTCGTCAGGTCGGTTTGTCCGAAGCCACCAATGTTCTGTACCTCGATGACTGTGTGGAAGGTCGAGAGGAAGCCAAGAACCGGCAGCGGCTTGATGATAAATGGGAGATCATTTCCGGCGATATTATGGGTCGTGCCATTGAAGGTACTCCCATCGTAGCCACCGGTACTCGCTACTCTCTGTATGACCCTATCGGCAGATTGCAGGAGGAAGCCCAAAAGCAGGGGTGGACTTGGAGAGCCGTGGAAATCCCTGCGCTCGACCCGATCACGGACGAGTCCAATTATGAGTATTACAACCCCAAGCTGAAAACCAAGGTCTTTACCACGGCCTACTTCCGTGAGCAGCGTGAGCTTCTGAGCGCCGAGCAGTTTGAGTCTGAATTTCAGCAGCAGCCCTTTGAAGCCAAGGGTTTGCTCTTCAACAAGAAGGAACTCAACTATTTCTTCGAGCTGCCTATTGACCGTGACCCCGATGCGATCATTGCGGTAGCCGATACCGCCGAGAGTGGCAGCGACTCGACCTCCATGCCGGTAGCGGCTCTGTACGGAAGCGAGGTTTACATTGTCGATGTGGTCTTTGATGACTCTCCCGCCGAAGTGACCAAGCCCGAATGTGCCAACTGCCTTATTAAAAACAAGACTTCCGAAGCGGTCTTCGAGTCGAACAATGCGGGTCAGTATTATGCCAGAGATGTTGCCGATCTGTGTAAAGCCAGAGGGTATAACATCTCGATCAGGACGAAGCGGACGGTCAGCAATAAGCAGACCCGAATTGAGTTTGCCAGCGACAATATCATCAAGAACTTTTACTTCAAGCACGAGTCCACATATCAGCGGGGTAGTCAGTATTGGAATTTCATGAAGGAGCTGACCACTTACACTCGCTCCGGCAAGGTTCCCCATGATGACGCTCCCGACTCTCTGGCTCTGTTGGAAAACGAGATCAGGAAGCGTGTCGGTGCGCCGGTGGAGGTTTTCAAGCGCCCTTGTTGACGAAACATGGTATCCAATGGTATTATAAAAGGTTAGACACTTGACAACCAATGGATACCATGATAGAATGTAGAGTGAAAGAAAGTATTACCGAGGGGAGGTGTTTTCCGTGGCCTATGTAACCAGCGAGGTTGGACATGACGGCTTTGGTCGTAAAGTCATCTATACCGATGTTGCTGAGATCACGGAGTCCAATGTGGTTGAGGTGCTGCGGAAAGCGTATACTGTCCACCTCAAGAACAAGATCAGAATGGAATATCTCTATTCCTACTATAAGGGCAATCAGCCGGTCTTGAGCCGCAAAAAGGAAGTCCGTCCTGAAATCTGCAACAGGGTTGTGGAAAACAGAGCTAATGAGATCGTTTCTTTCAAGGTCGGCTATCTGATGGGTGAGCCTATCCAGTATGTCAGCCGTGGGGACGATAAAGCAGTTGCCGAGAGCGTGACTCGCCTGAACGATTATGTTTCTGCGGAAGACAAGGCCAGCAAGGATAAAGAGTTGGCAGAGTGGTGGCACATCTGTGGTACTGCTTACCGCATGGTTCTTCCCGATGACGCAGAGGAGCGTGAAGAGGACGAAGCTCCCTTTGAGATTTACACTCTCGACCCTCGCTATTCTTTTGTCATTCGCTTTAACGGCCTTGGCACTCCGGTGGTTATGGGCGTAAAGTATGTGACTATGGAAGACGGCACTCTGATTTTCAGTTGCTATACCGCCAACCATTTCTATGAAATCGACAACACTTGGGGTATCAGGAAGTCCGAAGACCAGATTTTGGGTATTCCCATCATCGAGTATCCCATGAACACCGCTCGATTGGGCGCTTTTGAGATTGTGCTTCCTCTTCTGGACGCTATCAACAATGTGGACAGCAACCGCCTTGACGGTGTAGAGCAGTTCATTCAGGCGCTCATGCTCTTCCACAATGTCGATATTTCCGCTGACGATTACACCAAGCTCCGTCAGGACGGCGCAATCAAGTTCAAGGACATTGACCCGCAGCTCAAGGCCGAGATCAAGTATCTGGTTGAGGAAATGAACCAGACACAGACCCAAACTCTGATCGACCATCTCTACGATACGATCTTGACGATTTGTGGTATGCCGAACCGCAACGGTGGTTCTTCCACCAGCGACACCGGCTCCGCTGTTATCATGCGTGACGGTTGGTCTGCTGCCGAAGCGAGAGCCAAGGACAGCGAACTCATTTTCAAGCAGTCTGAAAAAGAGTTCCTGAAACTGACGCTTCGCATTTGCCGTGATCTGGCAAACCTTAATTTGAAGCTGTCCCAAGTGGAAATCCGCTTCACTCGCAGGAACTATGAGAATATTCAGGAAAAGGCCAATGTGTTGACCTCTATGCTGAATAACAACAAGATCGCTCCTATTCTGGCCTTTACCCATTGTGGTATGTTCTCCGACCCGCAGATCGCTTACGCCATGAGCCGTGAGTATGCCGAAGAGCAGGAAGCCAAGACTCTCGCTCAGATGGAAAAACTCGCCGGTGTTCATGATGACGATGACGAGGGTAAAGGCAACAAAAAGCCTAAGGTCAAGAAAGAAGATGGCGGTGAGGGCTGATGTATAAGTACCTTGACCAACAACTCAAGAAGGTAGTCAGGGAGATATATCGGCTCTTTCAGGAATATCGGGTAATGCCTTTCGATGAACTGAATGTGGTGTCGAATGTGCAGGAACTCTACCGTAAACTGGAAGAGGTCAACCGCCAAATGTTTCAGCAGATCGCAGACCACTATTACGACTCGGAACCTCATGGGGACGAGGTGTTGGTGGATTGGTGGCTTTCCGATGTTTTGTCCACGCCGAGCCGAGTGATGAAATACTCCTACGACTCCGAGATAGTGCGAAAGCGTGACCGTCTGATGGAAGCGCTATTGGCTACCGGTGGTTCTCCTGCCGAGTTCGATACCGCAATGCGGTACTGGACACAGATGACCGGTTGGTTCGCTGTTGAAGTGGCTGATGCGGCTCTGGCACAGGCAAGAGAAGATAATGGTATTGAGTTCGTAATATGGGTATCTGAACATGATCTCAAGACTTGTGATTATTGTGATGGTTTGGACGGCAATGTGTATCCTGCTGATGCCGTTCCTCCCAAACCTCACCCCAACTGCCGGTGCTATACTGTGCGGATTTAGAAAGGCGTGGTTCTATGACTCCGAATGTGACTCTTCCCCCTGCGATTGTCAGGGAGATCGAAGAGATTTTGAAATCCGGCAAGGAAGCCGAGGTCGCCATTCGCAATGGCAAGCTGATCGTGTGGGCGGTCAGTAACAAGAAAAACTGTGAGGTCGTTATATCGAGATAACGATAACAGCCATTACGGGCTAACCTTTTGGGAAACCAGAGGGTTAGTCCGTTTTTTGTTTATGGTTTTGTAGCTCAGTTGGTAGAGCATCTGCCTGTTAAGCAGAGGGTCGTGGGTTCGAGTCCCACCGAAGCCTCCATCATGGTCAGGGAAGACTTTAATCGCAAAGGGGAGAAAACCCTACCAAAAACAGAAATCAGCGGTGAGTGAACACCCAAATAAACGCAGGAGGTAATTTCTATGGCAAAGATCGACACTACCAAAATTGAGGGTTATGACAAGATGACCCCCGAACAGAAGCTCGCCGCTTTGGAGGGTTTCGAGTACGAGGACAACGCTGCCGAACTTGAGAAGACCAAGAACGCTCTTTCCAAGTCCAATTCCGAAGCTGCTGAGTGGCGCAAGAAGCACAATGCTCTTCTCTCCGAGGAAGAGAAGAAGAAGCAGGAGGACGCTGAAAAGCTGACTCAGATGGAAAAGGAACTGGCTGAACTTCGTAAGGGCAAGACTGTTTCCGAGTACAAGGCCAAGTTTATTGCTCAGGGTTATTCCGAAGCTCTGGCTGAGGATACTGCTCAGGCTTTGGCTGATGGTGATACCGCTAAGGTCTTTGTCAACCAGCAGAAATTCCTTGACGAATATGCGAAAACCGTCAAAGCAGACGCTCTCAAAAAGACCCCCAAGCCCGCTGCTGGTTCCGGCTCTACCGAGATCGACTATGGTAAGAAGATCGAGGAAGCACAGCAGAGTGGCGATATGTCCGCTGCGGCATATTACACCCGCCTGAAAGCTCAGGAAGAAGCTCAGGCCAATAATCAGTAAAGGAGATATGTAAAATGGCAGATCAGATTGCTACCAGCTTCGGAGTTCTGAATTACTCCGGTATGCTCTTCAATAAGGGCAACACCCGCACCCCTCTGTCCACTATCATCGGTGGTCGTGCCAAGATCACCAATCATGTTGAGTTCGTGACCGGTCAGGAGTATACCTCCGGTGGCGGTTCTCAGCCTGCGATCAGCGAAACCGCTTCTCTGACCGCTCCCGAAGCCACCGTTGTGACTCGTGAGCAGAAGACCAATGTGACTCAGATTTTTATGGAGTCCGTTGGCGTTTCCTATGCCAAGCAGTCCAACATGGGTACTCTGTCTGGCGTAAATGTCGCCAATCAGCAGGCTAATCCCATCAACGAACTGGATTTTCAGGTGGCTCAGAAGATCATCAAGATCAACAACGACATTGAGTACACCTTCATCAACGGCGTGTACCAGAAGGCCACCAGCGACGCTACTCCTAACAAGACTCGTGGTCTGGTGTCTGCTATCACTTCCAATGTCATGGCTATGAACAACAAGGCTCTCGGCCTGTGGGACATTGCTGACATGGTTCGTGGCGTTTACGGTCAGCACGCTCCCCACGAAGACCTGTGCCTGTGGTGTGACGCTGTGACCCTGTTCCAGATCAATGCTGACGCTGTTCAGAATGGTCTGACTGTGGTTCCCAATGCTCGTAACATCAACGGTATCGCTCTGTCCAAGGTGGTCACTCCCATTGGCGAAGTCTACCTGATGCTCGGCGAGTATCTTCCTGCCGGTACTGCCATGCTGCTGAACCTGAGCGTTCTGGCTCCTGTGTTCCAGCCTGTTCCCGGCAAGGGCAACTTCTTCCTTGAGCCGCTGGCTAAGACCGGCGCTGGCGAGAAGTATCAGCTCTTCGGTCAGATCGGCCTTGACCACGGCCCTGAGTGGTATCACGGTAAGTTCACCGGTATCTCTACCGAGTTTACCAAGCCCACTTACAGCCGCAGCGTTTATGTGGCTAACGCTTCCGAGATCGGCGTTGCCGCTGCCGCTGAGGGCTAATTAACCCCGAATGAAAGGTAGGTGGAACTCATGACTAAGACTGATATGCTGACCAAGCTGAAAGCTATGACCGGCGAACAGGCCGAGGAAGTGCTTTCCACCTACCTTGAAATCGCCGGTCAAAAAATCCTCCGCAAAGCCTATCCCTACAATGATGCGCAAACCGAAGTTCCTGTGAAGTATCACTACACACAGTTGGAGGTTGCGGCCTATCTGCTGAATAAGCGTGGCGCTGAGGGTGAAACCGCTCACAGCGAGAATGGTATCAGCCGTTCTTATGAGGACGGAGATGTACCGCCCTCCCTGATGCGAGAGGTTGTTCCCTGCGCCGCCGTCATTTAAGGAGGGGTCGGTATGAAGATCATGGAGAGGAATAAACAGGAGTTTCACTACTGTTTGTACATCAACTCCGACCCGATCAGGGATGCGGAGGGCAATGAAACCGGTGAACACAAGGTGGGCTATGAAGCCGCCGTTGCCATGAAAGCCAATATCTCTGCCGCTACCGGCTACGCTCAGGTGGAGCAGTTCGGAAACTTCATCACCTATGACAAGGTGATCGTAACGGACGATCTGTCTTGCCCGATTGACGAGCATACCGTTCTGTTCGTTGATAAGATGCCGGAGTACGACAAAGAGGGCAACCCCCTCTTCGATTACACGGTGCGCCGTGTAGCGAAGTCCCTGAACAGCGTGGCAATCGCCATTAGTAAGGTGACGGTATCGTGAAGCGGAAGTTTAAGATTGGCCTGAATGGTGACGGTATCGCCGAACTGTTGACAGCCCTTGAAGAATACCCGAAGTGGATTGAAGAACGCTCGAAAGAGCTTCTGAACCGACTGACGCAGGAGGGCTACCAGATTGCGGCAGCGGGGTTCGGAAAGGCACAGTACGATGGTGTCAACGACTCGGCGGTATCGGTGGAAAACCGAGGTGAGAATGTCAGAGCGGTTGTGGCTCTCGGCTCGGCGGTACTGTTTATTGAATTTGGTACTGGTATCACTTATGCAGACAACCACCCCGAAGCCGGTAAAAACGGCATGATAAGGGGCGGTTATGGTCAAGGCAAAGGCAACCAGTCCACTTGGGGCTACTACGGAAGCCCCGGCACGAATGGCGTGGTTCGCAAGGAAACCGACAAGGGAACCTTGGTCACGACCCACGGCAACCCTGCAAATATGCCTATGTATGAAGCTGCCAAGCAGCTTAAAGAAAGATTGCCGGAACTGGTGAAGGAGGTATTCAACCGATGATTGATGTGGAGTCCAAAGTTTACACCCCCATTGCGGTTGCGCTCCGTGATGCCTTTTCCGGCATTTTCGTTTCAGGCGAGTATGTGAAAGCTCCGTCCAGCTTTCCTCATGTAAGCCTTGTTGAGATGGATAATTACACGAGTGCTGACCGGTTGGATACCGCTGACGAAGAGCGGTTTTCCACCCTCATGTATGAGGTGAATGTCTATTCCAACAAAACTTCCGGCAAGAAGAGCGAGTGCAAGAAGATCATTGGCTTCATTGATGATCTCATGTACAAGATGAACTTCAAGCGCCTGTCCCTTGCCCCTGTTCCCAATATGGACGATGCAACCATCTACCGTATGACCGCCCGATACAGGGTGGAAACAGACGGTGAAAACTTTTACAGGAGGTAATTTCAAATGGCTATTAGCACTTACAAGGTTTTTCTGATGCACAAGGCCGCTGCTGCGGAAGCATATACCAAGCTGATCGACATTAAGGAGTTCCCTGACCTCGGCGGTGAGCCTGAGATGCTGGAAACTACCACTCTCAGCGATAAGATGCAGACCTACATTGCGGGTATCCAGTCCCTCGAAGGTCTGTCTTTCCTGTCCAACTACGACAAGGCCGACTACGCCAAGCTCAAGGCTCTTGAGGGCAAGAAGGAGCAGTACGCTGTCTGGTTCGGCGGCACCGAAGCCGGTGGCGTGGTTACTCCCGATGGTTCCAATGGCAAGTTCTCCTTCGATGGCGAACTGTCCGTGTACCCTGTGGGCGGCGGCGTAAACGAGGTCGTGGATATGAACATCACCATTGCTCCTTCCACGGTCATCACTTTCGCCGAAGCGTAATCGGCGGTAATTCTGCAAGGAGGACTTGGATATGGCAAAGCAGCTTACTTTCAGCTATAACGGCAAGGACTATGTGTTGGAGTACACTCGCAACACCGTCCGTCAGATGGAGAGCAACGGTTTCGTTGCCGATGACATTGACCGCAAGCCCATGACGGTGCTTCCGGCTCTGTTCGCCGGTGCGTTCCTCGCTCACCATCGTCATGAGAAAACTGAGGTCGTGGAGGAAATCTACTCCAAGCTCGGCGACAAGCACAGTCTGATCGAGAAGTTGGCAGAGATGTACAACGAGCCGATCAGCACTCTTCTGGACGAACCCGAAGAGGGAAAAAACTTGGAGTGGACTCCGAATTGGTAAGTGGTTCCGAGTCCGAACAATCAGGGAGGGGCGGCGGTCAAAACCGCCCACCCTCCCTTTTCACTTACTCCAAGAAGTTCGAGGAACTCTGTCCGTTCTATATGTCCATTGGCATGACCTACGACCAGTATTGGAACGAGGACTGCACGATGGTGGTCATGTTCCGCAAGGCGCATGAATTACGGCAAGAGTCCGAAAATCAAAAGCTCTGGCTACAAGGTCTGTACATTTACGAAGCCTTGTGTTGTGTCACTCCCGCCCTGCGGGTGATGAAGCCGCAAAAGCCTTTGCCTTACCGCTCTGAGCCTATCCCGCTGACCGGTGAAAAACCCGCCGATAAGCCCAAGGAACAGGAGCGTCAGGAAAAGAGCGATAACAAGGCCAAGGCGTACATGGAAATGTTTGCCATGAGCTTCAATAAACAGTTTGAAAAGAAGGGAGGGTAAATGCAATGGCTGATAATGTTGAAATCCAAGGCTTAGAGTTTCAGATCGTAGGTAACGCTTCGGAAGCCAATCAGGGTTTGAAAGCTCTGACCTCTACGCTGAAAAAGTTGCAGAGTGTCACGAGCAAGGGTCTTGGGTTGACGGCGGTTGCCAACGATGTACGGCAGTTCAATGAAGCTGTCGGTGAGATGGACACCACCGGCATTACCTCTATGGCAGATGATATCCGCACCATTGGCAGTTCGAGCCGTATGCTCTCGACTGTTCGTGGACATTTACAGGCGATCTCCGATATGGACTTTAGCCGACTGACTCAGGCGGCAAATGTCATCGGAACAATCACCGCCAATGTGTCGAACACCAACCCCATTACCACTCCCGCCCCTGCTGCCGCCCCTGTGACCGGCGCTATTCCTGCGGAAACTGCCACCGCAACTGGTTCTACTCAGACTGTGGAACAGGCTTCCGCTGCCATGAATAGAGCTTCTACGGCGGGTGAGCGTCTGAGGTCTGTTCTAAATAGTGTGGGGACTACCCTCAAGACCATTGGCAAGGTCGGAGTTAAGGGTATCGCTACCGGTATTACTTACCCCTTCCTTAATACCGCAAAATCCATCAAGAGTGCCGCTAAGGGGGCAGGACAGTTCCTTTCCTCCATCAAGCGCATTGCTATGTATCGAGCTATCCGTCTGTTGCTGAGTGGTATCACTAAGGCGCTGAAAGACGGTATCAATAACCTCAATGCGTACAGCAAGACAATGGGAACCACATTTCACCAGTCGCTCAACACCATTGCCACCGATGCGCTCTTCCTCAAGAACTCTTTGGCGGCGGCTGTTGCTCCGATCATCAATGCGCTGGCTCCCGCAATCGACTTCCTTGCCGACAAGGTTGCCCATCTGCTGAACCTTCTGGCGCAGCTTTTCGCTCGACTGAGTGGCAAGAGTACATACACCAAGGCCGTCAAAGCCGCTACCGAGTATGGTAATGCGGTGGGCGGCGCTGCCGAAAAAGCCAAGAGCTTTACCGCAGGGTTCGATGAACTGAATGTCTTTGACCCCAACAGCGGTGGAGGTGGCGGCGGTGGACTCGGTGATGTATCCAAGATGTTCGAGGAAGCTACCATTGATGACGAGATTTCTTCTTTCGCTGATCGCCTGAGAGAGTTGTTCCTTTCCGGCTCTTGGTATGAACTCGGTGCAACCATCGGTGCAAAGTTCAATGAGGTCGTGGACAGTATCTCTTGGGATAAGTTGGGAACCAAGATCGGCAAGGGCTTTACCGCTGCCGTTCAGACCGCATACGGTTTCATGAAGACCGTTGACTTCTCCAATCTCGGCAAGTCCATCGCTACCGCTATCAACCATGCGGTTGAAAACATGGACTTCGGAACCTTTGGTCGGCTCATTATCCGAGGGTTTACCGCCATGATCGACACGGTGGGAGGTCTGCTTGGCGGTCTGGATTGGGGTCTGTTGGCTTCCAAGGCCAGCGATTACCTGATCGGTGCTTTCGATGAAGCAAGCGAATGGTTTAAGAATATTGACTGGACGAATGTTGGCGAAACCCTGTGGAAGTCCATCAAGGATTGTGTGTCCAATATCGACTTCGCCGGTATTGCAAAGTCCTTTTTCACCCTGCTCGGTACGGCTATCCGTTCCGCAGCACAGTTCCTCGGCGGCTTCTTCGGAAGTATCGGCAAGGACATTAAGAAGTGGTGGGACAAGGAGATCAAGGGAGAGAATTGGAAGGAAACTGCCAAAAACCTCTTGAACGCTATCGGTGAGGGGTTCAAGAACATCGGCACATGGGTGGTAGAGAATATCGCTTATCCGTTCCTCGATGCCTTGACCGGTGGATATTTCACCGAGCAGATCGAGCTTGCCGGTGGGGATATTGTCGCAGGGTTCTTCGGTGGTATCGGGAAAGCCTTTAAGAATGTTGGTACTTGGATTAAGACCAACATCGTTGACCCCTTCGTTAAGTTCTTCAAAGACCTCTTCGGTATTAAGTCCCCCTCTACCGTGATGGCAGAGATCGGCGGCTATGTGGTCGAGGGCTTCTTTAAGGGTGTCGGTACTTTCAGGAACTTCCGCAGCACTATCAGCGAGTGGGCAGGAGCCGTGGTCGAGTGGTTCCGTAAGGGTGAAGACGGTAAGGGCATTGTTGAACACTTCAAGGAGTTCGGCTCCAATGTCGTGACTGGCTTCAAGGATAAGGTTGGTACTACATACCAGACCGTGAAAACCAATGTGACTACTTGGGCTTCCGGCGTGAAGGACTGGTTTACCAACGGTTCCTACGGTGGAGTCAATCGTACCACTTTCTCCAACTACGCTAATGAGGTGATCTCTGGCTTCCGTGAGAAGGTAGGCGCTACCTACCAGACTGTTAAGAGCAACATTACGACTTGGGCTTCCAATGTCCGTGATTGGTTTACGAACAGTTCTTACGGCGGGGTCAACTCTACCAATTTCGCAACCTACGCAAACAACATCATCACAGGCTTTAAGGACAAGGTTGGCAGCACCTATTCCACGGTTAAGTCCTCGATCACCACTTGGGCTTCCGGCGTAAAGGATTGGTTCTCTGGTTCCTCTTACGGTGGTGTGAACAGCACTACCTTCGGAACTTACGCAAGCAATGTCCTGAACGGCTTTAAGAACTACATTTCCAACAACTACACCAATGTAAAGAGCAGCATGACCACCTTTGCTTCCAAGGTGAAGAGTTGGTTCACAGACACGGTATCCTACAACTCTTTCTATCAGGTAGCCGCCGATGTGGTCAGCGGCTTTAAGAACGGTATCGGCAATCTGTACCAGACTTGTAAAAACACGATCAGCAGTTGGGGTTCCTCGATCATTGCATGGTTCAAGGATAAGCTGGACTCCAACTCTCCGTCCAAGGTGTTTGAGCGTATCGGCGAGGACACCATTCGAGGTTATAACCTTGGTATCAATGCCCTCGGCGGCACGACCAAGGGTGTTGTGAACTCTTGGGCTGACAGCTTTACCGGTGTGAAACCTACCATGCGCTTTGCCGTGGATACCTCGGCTCTCAAGTATTACGACAGCAAGTCTTTCGCTCAGAGCATTGTTCCTAATGTGAACAGCAACCACAACTTCACCGTTGCGGGTATTGCGGAAGCCATGCAGGAGTTCTACCACGAGTATGTGGAACCCACGATGGTGCAAATGGCTGAGGATATGCGCCGTCAGGCTGACAAGAAAGAGCAGACTGTTGTTCAGATCGGTAATCGTACCATCACCGATGCCGTGACTACTCAGCGCAATGCCAACGGCTATCAGTTTACTACCGCATAAAGGAGGGGTGAGTAATGTCTTATTTGGCTATCAATGGATATGAACTGCCCCCTCCTAAGCGGGGCGTTAAACCGACTATCGCAACCATCGTGGACTCTGCCCGAAATGCAAACGGCACAGTCGTGGGTCAGCGGGTAGGTCGAGATCAGTACAAGATTGATACTCTGGAATTTCCGTGGCTCTCCGCTGCCGAGTGGAGCCGGATTTTGAGTATTCTCAATCAGTTCTTCGTCTATGTGACTTTCCCCGACCCTGTGACCAACCGTAAAGTCACCATTCGTATGTACTGTGGTGATCGCTCGGCTGAACCCTATTGGGTCGATGAAAACGGCAACCCCACATTCTATCGGAACTGCAAGTTCAATCTGATTGACACAGGCGAGTAAGGAGGGATTTTATGCAAAAGGTATCCAAGGCGTATAAGGAAAGCATGAAATCCTCCCTCCGAGAGAGAGCGTACATCATGCTCTCTTTCGGTCTGGTCAATCAGGAAGCTCAGGCTAAGGCGAGAATTGATGAAAACGGCGAGTTCGCCTATTTCTCCAATGCGTCTACGATTTTTTCCGAGAAAAGCAGTTTTCCGGTATACGCCACTTTGGAAGAAGACTTCACGAGGGTGGACGGCTCCATGCTGTTTCTTCCTCGCCCCAATGAGTCGGGAAACTATATGGACACCGGCATTATCAGCGAAGACCTGATCTCTGAGGGTCAATACGAGCTGCTTATTCAGCTTAACATGGTGGCTACCGACTTCATGGGCATTACCATCAACTTTGGTGAAAACTACCCTGTGGACTTCGATATGGTAGGCAGCAGCGGTCAGGTCATCGAGTTCCGTGGAAACGACAAGGCCGAGTTCAATACCGAAGAGGTGTTGTTTGATACCACCTCTGTCCGACTGATCTTCTATCGCATGAAGAACCCGCAGAGCCGTCTTCGCATTTACTCTATCCGCTTCGGCTTCGGTCTGGTGTACTACAACGACTCGGTACTGGCTTCCTCTCTGGAAAGCTATGTGTCCCCTGTGGGCGCTGATGTACCGCAGATCGACTTCATGGTGCAGCTCAAGAACTATGACCACTACTTCAATGTAGATAACCCGAAGTCGGCGATCAACTTCCTCGAAACTGGTCAGCAGATGGAGATTTTCTACGGCTATCAGCTTCCCAACGGCGGGGAGATCGAGTGGGTGCGTGGCAACCGGCTCCTGTGTTCTGAATGGGAAAGTGATGACTACACCGCTACCATTCGCTGTCAGGACATTTTTCGCAATATGGACTCGGAGTATTTCAAGGGCGTGTACAGCAGCGCCGGTAAGAGCTACTTCCAGTTGGCTCAGGAGATTTTGGCAGACGCAGGGGAAACCGACTACTATATCGACCCTCGACTCCACAACCTCTACACCAAGAACCCGCTGCCGAGAGTTCAGCATAAGGAAGCCTTACAGATCATTGCCAACGCCTGTCGGTGTGTTCTGTCCCAAACCCGCTACGGCACAATCCAGATCAAGTCCTCGTTCACTCCCGAAGCGTCTGTTTCGGCAAATGAGGAAGCTCCCTATTCTCAGGTGGGCAATATCATGAACGATGACCCCAAGGTGGAATACGCTACTCTGGCTCAGGACTACACCACCGCAGACGGCACGATGTATTTCCTTCCTCGCAATGTGAGTGGGAATGTGCTTCATACCGGCTTTGTATCGGCTGAGGTTTCTGATGCTGATGGTAACTTCACTACTAACCCTGTGCTGACGGTTACGCAGGAAGCGGTCTGTATGTACTACGGACTCAAGATGATCTTCGGTCATTCGCTCCCTGCCGGTATGGTCATTCGCACCTACAATGACGGCTCTCTGGTGGAAGAGTATGAGGTAGAGGAAGAGATCACCAAGAACTTTGTGCTTCTGCATACCTTTGATGACTTCGACACCATGCAGATCGAGTTCACTAAGACAGCGAACCCTTACAACCGTATCACCGTCAACCATTTCTCTTTTGGTGATGTGACCGAGTTCACCATGACCCGCATGGACATGACCTCTTCTCCCAAGGCAATCAAGCAGGAGCTTGTCAGGGAAGTCATCGTTCCCTGTTACAGCTATCAGAGCGGTACTGCGGAAGAGAGCCTTATCAGCGAAGAGATTACTGTTCAGGCCGGTACTACTGAAACTTTCTTTGTAGGTGAACCTTCCTACGACTTCCGAGCCATGTTAGATGACTCCGAAAGCGGTGTGTCGATCACCGCATGGGGTAACTACTATGTGACGCTACACTTCACGGTGAGCGGAACCTACCGCTTGGAGGTCATGGGTTGGCGCTACAAGATCGTGGAGCGATACGCCACCAAGGTTCTGAACAACCGTGGCAAGACTGTCAAATGGGCGAACCCGCTGATCTCGGACATGACGATGGCTACCGACCTTGCCGAATGGCTTGGAGAGTATTACACAGCCGGTGTCGAGTACGAGTACAGCACGAGGGGCAACCCTGAGATTGATGCCAACGACATTGTGTATCAGGAAAACGAGTTCCACGATGGCATGAAGGTGAATATCTACCGGCAGACCATCAATTTTAACCAGAGTTTTTCTGGTAAAGTTACCGCTCGAAGGATTGGAGGTTAAGCTATGGCAGCAGTTTGGCAAACCCCGAAAACCGACTGGACTGGCACGACCACTTCCAGCGGTGAATATGTGGGAGATCGGTTTAACGCTGCCGATTTCAACCGCATTAAAAATAATTTGGATTTTCTGAGAGAACTGGCTATCAAGCTGTACGAAGAGTTCTCTATCGTATCCCTTGGTGCTGATCGTACTCCCAAAGATTACTTCTACGCTGACGAGATCAACCAGCTTGAGGAAAATCTTAATACGATCAACGCCAACACCCTGAAAAGACAGTATGGTGTTACCCCTTCTTATATCGCAAACGGCCTGACGATGGACTTCATCGAGCTTAACCGATTGGAGGGAGCCATGCTTGATCTTTATGACAGACTCACCAACGAGTCGGAAGGGAGAAGAATGTTCACATGGAATTTCGGAATGAAAGGAGGGGGTCTGTAAATGGCTTGGGTACTGTTACCGGTTGATTATACCGATGCTGTATGGAGCGGTCTGAAACGCTATATGCAGGTGGAAAATGAGGACGGCACAGTTTCTTTCCAAGATGTTACGGTGTACTCCCAAAAGGAAAAATCGTTCTTCGGAGCCAAAGATGCTAACCGAATGAACGAAGCCTTGAACGCCATCATGTCTATGGTGGAAAACGGAACCGACCTCTACGAAGCGTTCCAAAACTACTTTGCCGATCAGAAGGTGCTTTTCGAGCAGGAAGCCGACCAGAAGCAGGAAGACTTCACCTCTTACATGGAGGGTATCGAAAAGCAGGGTGACGCTCTGATCGAGGAACTGGAAACCGGTTATCGCACCGAGATTGACCAGTTCGAGGAAGCTCAGGAGCAGTTGTTCAACACTTGGTTTGAGTTCATCAAGGGTCAGTTGACCGATGATGTGGCGGGTAATCTGCAAAACCAGATTGACACTTTGGAGGTCAAGACCGATGGTTTTGCTCCCATGACCACCACTTTCTCTACCGATGGCAAGCGTATTACCGAGGTTTCCGGCACAAAGCGTATCGAAACCGAGTTTGTGTCTGATACCGTCATCGTCCAGAAGCTCTATGAGAACGATGTTCTGATGAAGACCAAGACGATCACATTCAGCGCCGATGGCATGACCATCGAGGAAGGAGTCAAATAATGAGTTGGGCAGAAGCAAAATGGACGGTTGACCAGATTTTGCAGAAAATTGGTCAGGCTCCGAACAACATGAGAGCGTTTAACGCTTTCTCGGTCAATAAGACCAGTATCGGGTTGAACTTTCTGGAACCCGAAGACAGCTACGCAGACGGTAATCTGATCTGCTCCGTTGCCGGTGTCATGGTTCGCATGAGTACCAGCGGCTATCCCACCAACACCTCCGAAGGTGAACTGGTTGTGGACAACAGCGACCTTGGCAAGTACGCCACGGACGCTTTCGTGGTAGAGGGACTGGTAGAGGGTCAGACCTATTACTTCTCCGCTTTCCCTTATTCCACTCAGGGTGTGTTCAACCTTTCCACCAATGAGGTCAACCATGCGAGTGCGGCTCCGGCAGACGGTGAAACAGTCAATGTCACGATCACCGTTGATGACGCTGCGGCGTTCACCGGTGTAGTCATCACTTGTGTTGATGAAACCGAACCGAGTGCTACGCAGACCGCTACTCTGGCTTCCGCTCAGAGAGAAGCGTCTTTCGTGGTTCCCATTGGTCACAGCTACCATGTGGAGTACGGTGCGGTAGATGGCTATTCCAAGCCTGAAAACACCCCCTCCAAGGTGTCTATCGCCGGTGCTACTACCGACTACACCGCTACCTACCACTATTTCTCCGCAACCATTGATGTGGCCTACCCTGTAGGCGCAATCCTGACTTGCACTCACGGCAGCACCGTCTACACGGCTCCCGATACTTCCGGCACTCACCGCTTTGTGGTGCATGAGGTTGGTACTTGGGAAGTCAAAGCCGAGGGCGGCGGTGAGGTTGCTTCCATTCAGGTATCTATCACCACGGACGGTCAGTCTGAGAGCGTAGAGCTTTCTTTCGTGAAAATCTACGGTATCAGCCGCAATATCACCGCTACTTCTCCCGCATGGGCGAGAAGTGATGACGCTGTTGGTATGACCGCCACCGCTTCTGTTGGTACTACCGCAGGAGCCAGCAGCTTCGACAGTTGCTACCCTTGGTCTGAAATTCAGCGTGAAACCCTGTCCACCGGTGATGTGATGGTCAAAATCCCTAAGTTCTGGTTCCAGCGTTACCGTGAGGGCAATGTCGAGTACATCAAGATCGCAGATAAAGCCGCTACCGGCTTTACCCTGCACCCTGCTTTTAAGCATGGCGGTGTGGAGTGCGATCACATCTATGTAGGTGCTTACAAGACTTCCTCCAACAATAAGTCTGTGACCGGCGCTTCCCCTCAGGTCAGCCAGACCAGAGCTACTATGCGTAGCAACGCCAAGAACAAGGGAACTGGTTGGAGTCTGATCGACATTTCCGCTCTGTCTGCTATCCAGATGCTTATGCTGGTAGAGTTCGCCGACAACAATATGCAGTCCAAGATCGGGCGTGGCTATTGTGACGGCAACAGCGCCGCTATTAAGACTGGCTCTTGCGACAGCGTGTCCAACCTGACTGGTAGACCCGCTGGCACGGACGGCAAGGTTGATGTGGTATGGCGTGGTATCGAGGGCTTTTGGGGTAATGTTTGGGAGTGGGTTGACGGCCTGAACTTCAACGAGGGCAAGTATTATGTCTGCAACGACATTTCCAAGTACGCTGATGACACCGCCACCAACTACGAGCAGCTTTCCTTTACCGGTGCTACCAACTGGTCTTCTTCCTACATTACCGAAGAGGGTCTGGACACCGGCAACAATCCCCATGTCATCATGCCCAAGGCGGCAGGAAGCGGCAGCGAGTCCACTTACGAGTGTGACGCTTGTTGGTCTTCTACCGGTTGGCGGGTGTTCAGGCACGGTGGTTATTGGAATCATGCTTCGGGATGCGGTCTGTTTACGGCTTATCTGTACACTGACTCCTCGGACGCGTCCACGCGCATCGGCTCCCGCCTGCTTTATATCCCCTCCTAAGGGGGTGTGGGGGATTTTCTCCCCCACATAAAGTGGTGCTACAAGGAAAGAACTTATAAGTTTAAGGCGACCAACCATAGCGGGTGTTCAAACACGGTGGTAATTGGAATAATGCTTCGAGATGCGGTCTGTTTACGGCTAATCTGAACAATGACTCCTCGAACACGAACACGAACATCGGCTCCCGCCTACTTTTGTTAAATCGTAAATCAATGAAAGGTTGTATCGCCGTACCCATTGGTAAAAAATCGTTTGGAGGGACAGGGCTGGTAGGTTCACTCTCGAAAGCCCTGTAAGAAACAAAAGCAAATATGAAAAGATTTGGTTTCCTATACGAGCAGATTATCTCAGTTGAGAACTGCAAGACGGCAATCCTGAACGCTTCCAAGAAGAAACGCAAGCGCAAGACTGTCATCATGATCTTGGAAAATATAGACTACTACGCTCAGGAATTGTCAGACCGCATGGCTCGTTTAGACTTCCTCACTCCTTATGTGAAACGCATAATCCGTGATGGCCTGTCCGGTAAAGAGCGAGAGCTTCAAATACCCTCGTTCTATCCTGACCAATGCGCTCACCACGCAATCATGCAGATCGTTCAGCCGATCTTCCTGAGATCGTCCTACCATTGGAGCTGCGCCAATATCCAGAAGAGAGGTATCGACCTCGCTTGCAAGGGCGTAGAAAGAGCGACCATGCGTGATATAAAACAGGCCAAGTATTGTGCGAAGATGGACATAAGTAAGTTCTATCCTTCAATTCCTCATGATAAACTCAAGGCTCGTCTGCGAGAGAAAATCAAAGACGAAAAGGCACTTGCCCTGATTGATGCGGTCATTGACTCCCATGAGAAAGGTATCCCTATCGGGAACTATACCTCTCCTTGGTTGGCTGAGTTCTTCTTGCAACCGCTCGACCACTTTATCAAACAGCAGCTCGGCGTGAAACACTATATTCGATATGCTGATGATCTGGTGATGACCGGCAATAACAAGAAGAAACTGCGGAAAGCCATGTATGCGGTGATTGAGTACATAAAAGGCTTGGGCTTGACTGTTAAGCACGATTACCAGTTATTTCGTGTGCAGCGGAAGAACCGAGAGCGCAAACACCGCAAGGGAAGAAAGATCGACTTCGTAGGCAGATGCTTCGGTATCAGGGTCACTACCATTCGTAAGCGGAGGGCGTTGGCTTTGATGCGGCAGAGCCGGTACATTCGCAAATTGCAGGAAAAGGGACGGCCTGTACCATTCAAGGTAGCTTCCGGCTTCCTGTCCCGAAGTTCCTGCTTCAAGCATACCGACTCTAAGGCCATGAAAGAAAAATACTACGATACTGTGAACATTAGAAAATTGAAGGAGGTTGTCAGCAATGAGAGTAAAAGGCAATATCTCGCCCAATGTGCTTAACATTGAGCCTTACGCTCCCAAGGCCGGTCATGTGGAAGTCCGGCTGAGGGATAACATCAATCCCATCGTGGAAACGGACGAGATGACCGGTCAGGAAATCTCCATGTTTGAGTATGACGAATACACCTTTGTCCTTCCTGATCGTGAGGGTCTGCGTGAGGACATTGAAGCGAACATGGCAGACTGGCTCGTGACCGGTAGAACTCTGGAAGTCAATGAGGGTGCAAGTATCCTGATGGATATGAAAGACGCTCTCGGAATTGTGGGGGTAAAGGTATGAATGTAATCGAACAGGCAATGGTTATCCGTGAAGCTATGGACTATGCCGGTGCTACTCTGACCGAGGAAGCGGCTCTGGTATGTGTTCATCTGTACCGTCCTTGGGCGGTAGGTGTTTCTTACGCTGAGGGTGAGTATTTGACCTACGGCGAAAACAAGGTCGGCGATCCTCAGCTTTACAAGGTGGCACAGGCTCACACTTCTCAGGCTGATTGGACTCCCGATATTACTCCCGCTCTCTTCACTCCGATTGGTTTGACCGAGGAAGGTTATCCTGTATGGGCGCAGCCTACCGGAGAGCATGACGCTTACAACACCGGCGATATTGTAAGCTACAACGACACTCTGTACATCTCCACCATTGACGGTAATGTATGGAGTCCTGACGCTTACCCTGCCGGTTGGGAAGTGTACGCTGAGTAACGGAGGTACAGCCCAATGGAAGCTATTATTGTGGCACTCGTTTCGGGTGGAATTACCCTGATCGGTGTCCTGATCGCCAACAGCAAGACTCAGGCCGTCATGGAAACCAAGGTAGACGAACTGACTCGTGAGGTTCGTGAACACAACAATTTCGCCAAGCGTATGCCGGTGGTTGAAGAGCAGATCAAGGTCATCAACCATCGTATCGAAGACTTGGAGGGCTATCACAAGCCCAACTGACACAAAAATCAAGGTGGATAAGGTGTGCCATTTCTGAAAATCTCACAAAGTCCCCTTATAGAAACGCTCTTTAAGAGGGGTTTATAGGAAAATCGAGAAATGAGCCACCTTACCCACCCACATAGGAGGTATTACTATGCTTAACGCTGTTCTGAATAATCTGGTCAATATCGGGTGGGCTATGCTCATTTTCCTGTGTGCATACCTCTCCAATATGTCCTTCTCGATGTACTACAACATCAAAATCCTGTTGGAGCCTTTCAGCAAGGACAAGCTGATGAACTCCGGCTTGAAGATTGCCGCTTTCATCTGCGGCCTGACGCTTCTGTGTCTGTCCGTTACTACGCTGCCCCTGTTTGCTGATATGGTGGGGTGGACAATCCCCGAAGAGTATGCAGAGATTTTCAGCGACCTCGTAATTATCGGTGCGGTTCTGATGGTGTCCTGCAAGTACATTGTTGAAGCATTTACTAAGTTCAAGGCTATCTTGGATTTCAGGAAGGAGGAAACCGACAATGGCTAAAAAGAAGCCCACCCTCAATCTGAGGTACTACAACCACGAGATTGACGATGATCTGCCCTATGTAGGTCAGCTCAAGCTCGACAAGAAGACCGGTTACATCTACGATGAAGACGGTGATGTGGTAGACGAAGATACCCTTGCCGGTTTTATGGAGGGTGACGGAAAGGGGGACGATGACGATGAGTAACAGTTCTCTCATTTCCTGTACTGTCCTCAGTCCCAACCATTCTGGTAAGCGTACCATGCCCATTGACCGCATTTCCATTCATTGTATGGCGGGTAATCTGTCTGTGGAGTCCTGCGGCTCTCTGTTTTCTAAAAGCAGCAGACAGGCTTCCAGTAACTACGGCATTGGTTCCGATGGTCGCATCGGCCTGTATGTGGACGAAGCAAACCGCTCTTGGTGTACTTCTTCCAGAGCCAATGACCAGAGAGCGGTCACTATCGAGGTTGCCAACACCGTAGCCGCTCACCCTTGGCCTGTATCTGACAAGGCGTATGCCGCCCTTATTAAGCTGTGCGTGGACATTTGCAAGCGCAACGGTAAGAACAAGGTGGTGTGGTTCCCTGACAAGGATACCGCTCTGGCCTATGAGCCTAAGGCCGGTGAAATGGTTTTGACCGTTCACCGTTGGTTTGCGGCTAAGGCTTGTCCCGGTGATGACCTCTTCAACGATCACCCTGATATTGTGAAGAAGGTCAACGCTCAGATTGGCGGTACTGCAACTCCCGACCCCGAACCTGAACCTGAGCCTACCACTCCCAAGAAGACCAATGAGGAAATCGCCAAAGAGGTCTATCAGGGCAAGTGGGGTAACGGCGCAGATCGGAAGAACCGCCTGACCGCTGCCGGTTATGACTACGCTGCTGTTCAGGCTCTCGTGAGCAAGCTGGTCAAGGGTGAGTCCATTACCTCTACCACTCCCGCTTCTCCCACGACTGTTAAGGCCACCGGCGTTGCTACCAAGCTCGACAAGTCCTTGGCGGGTACATATAGCGTCACCGCTTCTTCTGGCCTGAATGTCCGCAACGCTGCCGGTACTGCGGCAAAGGTGCTGGTCGCTATCCCTAAGGGAACCAAGGTAAAGAACTACGGCTATTACACTCCTGTGAACGGCGTGAAGTGGCTCTTTGTCCAGTTCACCTACAAGGGCGTGACCTATACCGGCTTCTGCTCTGGCGCATACCTGACGAAGTGAAGGTGATCTCTATGGACGGCAAGCGTGTTTACAAACCACCTAAGAAGAAAATGAAGACTCGCACGAAGTTTGTGATCGTGTCAGTCTTCAACCTGACATGGTACACCGTGGCGGCGCTGATTGCGAATTTTCACGATCATGTAGTGCAGACGGAGTTGACCGTGGCGTGGTTTGCGGCATGGACAATCGAACTGGCTCTGCTTGCCGGTATCAAGGTCAAGAGCAAGGCTGATAACGAAGCGGAGGGGTGAGAATATGCAAGTGCTGAAAGAGTTGACGATGGACAAACTCATTAACTTGTACGAGGGTAAGATCGTACAAGATAGAGTGAACATCGAGCGTCACCGTGACAGCGAGGTTCTTCCCGCCAGAGTCTATGAGAGGGCTTTGGCTCAGGATAAGATGATCTTGGGCGCTCTGAAATGTGCCAAGCTCCACGGATATACCGGCGAAGAATAAAAAAAGAAACACTCCCTACCAGTTACGGTAAGGAGTGTTTTTTGGTTTGGACGAGTATCGTTCCCCACACAAAGCGGGGTTCGGATATGCGTCCAATGGTGGAAGTTAGCTTCTCAAATCCGAACCCCTCACCAGAAAAAGCACCATCGACCTTGAAGGTCTTGGTGGGTGCGGAAGTGAGGTTGTAGGCAGAGGTGATGCGGTATCCGTCCGGCTCGTCCCAAACGGTGACAGAGTTTATCAGAAGGTCGATGATGTGCCGTCTGAAATTCTCGTCCTCGATGTCGCCCTCTTTGAACTGGTACAGCCAGTAAATGACCTGATCTCGGTCAATGCGGTAGATGTATTTCTCTTCCTCTCGAAGTTGCCTGAGAGCGTCCTTTTTGTCTTTCTCTAAGACCATGAGCCGTTCCATGAGAGCGTCCGAAGCGATACCTTTCTCAATGGCCTTGGTGATGTTCCCGATGGCCTTGTCGATCTCGTCACACTTGGCGGTCAGTTCGGGAACACGAGTGTTTTCTTTCAGATCAATGTCGCTCTGAGAGATAGCCATGTCAGCCAGCTCTTCGATGACTTCATCGGTGAGCAGCGTGATAGCATCTTCCACGACCACCCGCTCGATATATTCTTTCTTCAAAGGCTTCTTGTCGCAGTTGTGATGGCGCTTGCGGTTGTAACAGGCGTAGTAATGGAACTTGCCACCATGACGGCCTGTGCCGCTCTCACCGTTCATAGAAGCCCCACAATGACCGCAGAAGAGCTTTCCTGACAGAAGGTAATCAACCTTGGCTTTACCTCTTGCCGGTGCTTCTCCGTTCTTCCTGAGCCGCTGTTGGACAATCTCGAAGAGTTCTTTATCTACGATGGCGGGAACGCCGTCTTCAATACGGAGATCACGGTAGGTGTAGATACCAATGTACCTCTCGTTCTTGAACATCGACTTGAAGCTGTTGCGGTTGAACTCTGCACCCTTGGCGGTGCGGTATCCTTTGTTATTGAACAGGCGGCAAATGTCAGCCACGGTATCACCGTTGGCGTAGAGTTGGAACGCTTCTTGCACGATGGCAGCGCCAACAGGGTCAATGACCAGTTTGTGATCTTTGATTTTATAGCCAAGAGGGACATGACCACCGATACTATGACACTTCATGGCTGACTCTCTCATACCACGAGTGATCTTCTGAGAAAGCTCGGCAGAATAGAACTCTGCCATGCCCTCTAAGACGGCTTCCAGAATGATACCCTCAGGGTTCTCAGAGATATTCTCGGTGGCTGAGATGACCCGCACACCGTTTTTCTTCAAGCGCATTTTGTAGATGGCGCTGTCATTGCGGTTTCTGGCAAAGCGGTCTAACTTCCAGACCACGAGATATTGCCAATGGCGCTTCTCGCTGTCCACGATCATCTGTTGGAATTGGACACGCTTCTCAGCGTCCTTACGAGCCGTCAATGCTCGGTCTACATAGATGGCGACAATACGGTAGCCGCTACGCTTGCAAAAGGCTCTGCAATCTCTAAGCTGTCCCTCAATGGACTGTTCCTTCTGACGCTCAGAAGAAAAGCGGAGGTACAGGGATACTTCTATGTCACCGTGGTATAGGGTGTAGGGGTCTTCCCTAAACTGGTCGATTTCCTCAGGGGTGAGCATAGACAGATCAATGGGAAACTTCTTTTTCATATTATCCTGCCATTTCTACCCTCTGCCAATACTCGGCGGCTCTTTGCATGAACTCACACGGTACATCAAAGTATTCAGCCAGTTCCCAAATCTCAGTCAAGCCCTTCTTCACGGCGGCTTTCAGTTCAGCGTGGGGAATGAGGATTTGGTACGATCTCTTATTGGCGGTGTATTCATGTTTTCCCCTCAGATCGTGCGGGGAGTGTATGTTATAAAAGCTGCCGGTTTCGCAATGCCCGATCTCATGGGCAAGGATAACTTTCTCTTCGGCTCTGGTTTCGATCTTTTTGGTATCAATCGCTATCCAGTTCTCAGGAAAGGAAGCCGACACAATTTCACGCATTTCAAAGTTGTCTATCTCTATGCCCTGTTGTTGCGCTCTAATGTAGAGTTCATCAAGGGTCATCTTAGTTATCGTCCCTCCTTCTGCTGCTTCTTAAAACGAATGTAGTCCAAGAGGTCTTGTTTTTCATTCTCGGAAAGGGTTTTGATTTCTCCCGAAAGGGCGAAGTCAAGACCCTCTAATTCTTTTTCGGGAGCTTTCCGCTCGTCAGTCTTGCCGATCAGATAGTCGTTGGTCACGCCAAAGTAATTGGCGAGGACGGTCAGGGTGGAAGCATTGGGTACAACACCGTTCTTCCAAGTCACAAAAGAGTTCTTGCCCATGCCACAATCTATAAGCATCTGCTTTTTACTGATACCACGCTCTTTCAGAAGCTCGGTTACACGGTCTACGAAGGTCATAGAAATCCTCCTTTCCCTATGTTGGGAAAAATTTTCGAGAAAATCCCTATTTCCCTCTTGACAAATCCCTATATGGGGATTATACTTTAATTCGTAAACAACAACAAGTCGCAAGGGCAATAGAAATCCGACCCCTGACGGATACTTTTTCGGCAGGAGTTCTCCAATGGTATTTGATTGGTCGCACTTTCAGTATAGCATTGGAATGGGTTTTAGTCAACAACAACTTGGAGTTGAGTACGCACTATTTTTCGGAAGGAGGTAAACAGAATGGACGAGCGTAAGCGTCTGCGGGAACGAGTGCAGAGTCATAACCTCACCTTTGTGTGGCTTATCAATGTTCTCAACTCCAAGGGCATGAATGTCGATAAGTCCGAAATGAGTTCCGCTGTGAACGGCACGATCTCTGGTAAAAAGGCTGATACCATCATCGAGAAGTCCCATGCGGTTCTCGATCAGTATGAGAGCTTCATCGGTTCTGTGGTGGTGTGAGCGTCTTCGCACCAGAGAAACAAGCTCAGGCCAAGGCCGCAAGTCTGCTCCTTGCTCAGAGGGTAAGAGAGTATTTCAAGGACGAGCAGCACCGGCAAGAGTTTGAGGTCTGGTATCAGAAACGCTATGGAAAAGCCTATGAATGGAAAGGAATATCGACATGAAGAGTTTTAGTAAACCGAAACCCCCGATCAAGCAGCACATGAAAGTCCTCATGAGGGGATTTCTCAAGACCATGTACGGCACTCTGGTGACAGCATTTTTTGCCGGAGCCGTGTATGTTTTCACCCTTATCCCCTCCGAGGGAGGATACACAGCCGTATGTGCGTTCATGGTGGCAACCCTGATGCTCGTTATGGCCTGTCGTGCTATGTACGCTTTCGGGTGTCGCAAAGGAAAGCGAGAATACTATGCCGCAGAGAAATAAAGAAGCCGCCCTCGGTGTAGCAGACCGAAAAGCGGCAAGCGTAAATGCTCAGGTACAGCGTACCACAAAGGGAGGTAAAAAGCAACCTTCCAATGACAATAAGAAAGTCGGCAACAGCTTTGAGCGTGATCTTTGCCTGAGTCTATCGGGATATGGCTTTTGGGCGCATAACCTCGCTCAGAACAGTCAGGGACAGCCCTTCGATGTGTTTGCCGCAAAGAACGGTAAACCTTACCCCATCGACTGTAAGGTGTGTGAGAATAACATCTTCAAGATGGAGAGGATTGAGGAAAATCAGGCATTGGCTATGATGCTCTGGCGTGAAACCGGTAACGGTGAAGGGTGGTTCGCTCTGAAACTGAACAACGGTGAAGTGTTCTTCCTTGCTTTCTCTCTTCTGGAAGACCTCTCTGTTACGAAACACCTTCTGTCTGAGTCTGAGATCAGACGGTATGGCGTTACCCTCGGAAAGTGGGTGGAGTCATGCGTGTCATAGTGGGTAATCAGATCAGGATTACCAACCCTAATCCCGAAGTGCTGATGCGCTGCCGAAACACTCTGGTGATCGCCAATCCTGACTTCGCTAAGAAGAAGCGCATGGGCTTCTGGACAGGCAATACCCCTGAACGGCTCCAACTCTACGAGATGGACGGCGACACGCTGGTTCTTCCCTTTGGTTGTCTGAGATGGGTTATGGCCTGTATGAACGGCAAGGACAGCATCGACCTCAACATGGCACAGGCTCAAATGGTCTGGTATGGCTGTGATGTTTCCCTGTACGACTATCAGCGGGAAGCGGTGTCCAAGATGCTCGAAGCTCAGTACGGTATCCTCCAAGCCCCTGCCGGTTGCGGCAAGACCCAAATGGGTATCGCAATGGCAGTTACCCTTGGTAGGAAAACGCTCTGGCTGACGCACACCAAAGACCTTCTCTCGCAGAGTAAGGCTCGTGCAGAGCAGTACATGAGTCCTGACCTGACAGGCACGATCACCGAGGGTCGAGTGCAGATCGGAAGAGGTATCACTTTCGCCACCGTCCAGACTATGTGTAACCTGAACCTCACTCTTTATCGGGACACATGGGACTGTATCATTGTGGACGAGTGCCACCGAGTCGCAGGAAGCCCTACTGCGGTGACGCAGTTCTCTAAGGTGCTGAACGCTCTGGCAGCTCGACATAAATACGGCCTGTCCGCTACGGTGCATAGAGCAGATGGTATGATTGCCGCTACTTATGCGCTGTTGGGCGAGGTGGTCTACCAAGTCCCTGAAGAAGCGGTAGCTGAGAAGATCATGAAAGTCAATGTCAAGCCCATCGAATGTCGAGAGGTCGGCATTTGTCGGGACTTCCTCGACACAGACGGCACGATCATCTACGCAAGGCTTATCAATTATCTTACTGAGGACTTCGAGCGTAACGGTCATATCCTCGGTGAGATCATCAACAATGAGGGACATTCCTGCCTGATCTTGTCTGATCGACTGGCTCATTTGGAGTACCTGATGAACCATCTGCCGAGGGACATGAGAGCCGCTGCCGTGATGGTGGACGGTAAGATGACCACCAAGAAGGGCAAGGCACAGCGAGAACAGGCCATTGAGGATATGCGGCAGGGTCGCAAGAAGTATCTGTTCGCTACCTACGCTCTGGCAAAAGAGGGTCTGGATATTCCTTGTCTTGACCGGCTATTCCTTACCACCCCTCAGAAAGACTATGCAGTTATTACTCAGAGTATAGGGCGTATCGCTCGAACATTTGAGGGTAAGGAAGACCCCATTGTTTACGACTTCGTAGACACAGGGGTGAAGTACCTTATCAAAAGCTATAAGAAGCGGTGTACCACCTACCGTAAAGCCGGTTGCCGGTTTATTGAGTAAGGCGGTGCATCATGAAAGTTCTCATTGCCTGTGAGGAAAGTCAGGCCGTTTGTGTAGAGTTTCGCCGGTGCGGTCATGAAGCATACTCCTGTGATATTCAGGAGTGTTCCGGTGGACACCCTGAGTGGCATATCAAAGATGACGCTTTGAAGCTGCTCGGTAGACACCTGATCTTCAAGACCGAAGACGGCAAGGCTCACTACATAGACCGATGGGATTTGATAATCGCTCACCCTCCCTGCACCTACATGAGCAACGCTGGCGCTTGCAGAATGTACCCGAAGAAAGGCCAGATTGATGAAGCTCGATTGGCTAAGGCTATGGAAGCCAAAGACTTCTTCCTGTGCTTTCTCAACGCAGACTGTGAGAGGATTGCGATTGAAAACCCAAGGCCGCTGAAAGTGGTCGGACTCCCCAAAGAAACCCAAAGAATACAACCCTATCAGTTTGGAGAGCCGTGGAGCAAGCTCACTTATCTATGGCTTAAAAATCTGCCGGAGTTGGTTCCTACCGAAGTTCTTTCTCAATGGAAACCGTTTGTGCCGTCCGGTACAGGCCGTAAGTTGGGGGGGACAGTTATGGAGCGAAGCAATGCGCTCATAACTCCAAAGACCGCTCTAAGACCTTCCACGGTATCGCCGTGGCAATGGCAGAGCAATGGGGCTGTTTGGAAAGCGAGGTGTAATGTTGGGAAATCCAATCGAAAATCCTACTGAACAGATTACAGGATATGCTTGTGAGATCGCTCTTGCTGTGCGAGAGGTTATGGAGAAATTCGACCTCCCTTTGCAGGAAGCTATCGAGATTGTCCGTATTGGTGCGTATAACATTCGTACCGAAGTGTTCAAACACACTCCTGAAAATATTCCCCCTTATTTGGAGGTGTCGATCTTGAATGAATAATCGTTACATCTTCGACTGTGAGGTTTACCCCTACGATTGGGTATTCGTTTTCAAGCACAAGATCACCAAGGAGTACACGGTCATTCACAATGACTACGAAGCTATGGTGCAGTTCTTGAAGGACAACCCTGTTCTGTTTGGCGGCTTCAATAATAAGCACTACGACCAGTTCATCAAAAAAGCTGTCCTGTGCGGCCTGAGTCCTGAGCAGATCAAGGAAATCAACGACTACATAGTTGCAGAGGGTCACGAAGGTTGGGAGATACCGGCGCTGCGCCAATGCACCTTCTTCTTTGACCAATACGACCTCATGGACGATTGTCAGATGGGCTTGTCCCTGAAAGCTATCGAAGCTCACCTTGGCATGAATATCTGCGAAACCACGGTGGACTTCAACACCAACCGTCCTCTCACAGATCAGGAATTGGACGAAGTGATTGACTACTGTAAGCACGATGTTGACGCTACGGACATTCTCGATGATCTGAGAGCCGCTTATCTGTTCAACAAACTCGCCCTTGGTCGTGAGAAAGATATTCCTCCTGCAAGGGCGCTGTACATGACCAACGCCAAGCTGACGGCAGCTTACCTCGATGCAAAGCGGCCTGAGAAGGAGTGGACAGACGAGCGGAACTACCAGTACCCCAAGACCCTGCTGCGGCAGTACATTCCTCAGGAGGTCTTCGACTTCTTTGACCGTATGCACGACATGAGCATACCGTCCGAGGTGCTGTTCAAAGAGGGCTTGGACATTGAGGTAGGTGGTTGCCCCTGTCGTATCGCCTACGGCGGTATCCACGGTGCTATCCCTTGTTACCGTGAAGAAGCCACGGAAACCCGCTCTATCCGCAACAAAGATGTTGCCAGCTACTACCCGCACCAAATGACCTTGAATGGCTTTTGTAGCCGAAATATTCCTTCCCCTGAGGTGTATGAAGCTACCATTGAGCGCCGTGTCAAGGCGAAAAAGGCCGGTGATAAAACCACCGCCAACGCTCTGAAACTGGTTCTCAACACCACCTACGGAGCCATGCTGAACCAGTACAATGACCTCTACGACCCGCTCATGGGACGCTCGGTCTGTATCTCTGGTCAGTTGCAGTTGCTCGAACTGGCTGAACATCTCATTCAGGATTGCTCGACCTTGAAGATCATTCAGCTCAATACCGATGGTATCATGGTCAGCCTTGATGACTGTGATGTTCCCAAGTATCAGGAGATCACCTCTGAATGGGAAACCCGCACCGGCTTCGAGCTGGAAGAAGACCTGATTAAGATGATCTGCCAGAAAGATGTGAACAACTATGTCGAGGTTCCCTTTAAGGGAGAGCCAAAGATCAAAGGCGGTGTCCTTGTTCGTGGTGTTGTCACCAACGGCAATATCGACTTCGCTGCTATGGGACTCCCTGCATGGGAAAACCTGAACGGCGGTGCGTTCAACATCAACAATAACATGGTGGTCGTTGCCAAGGCCGTCAAGGATTATCTGGCCTACGGTATCCCTGTTGAGAAGACCATCATGGAGTGTGACAGGCTCTTGGACTTCCAGTTGATCGCCAAGGCCGGTAGTAAATACGGTGACGCTCTTCATGAGGTTGACGGCAAGCTCGAAGTCGTACAGAAAGTCAACCGAGTGTATGCCACCGAGGACTACCGATACGGCACACTCTACAAGATGCACCTGACCACCGGCAACCCTGTCAAGATCGCTGGTCTTCCCGCAAAATGCGTGGTGGACAATGACAACCACCTAACCATTGATGTTATTGACCGTGACTGGTATATCCGTCTGGCGAACCGATATGTCCGAGATTTTCTCGGCATCAAACCGCCGAAAAGAAACACCAGAAAGGTCAACAGCGTCAAGCGTAAGCTGCTTGCTCTATGGGAGGAATGACCGATGAAGATAGGTATTTGGTCAGACACCGTAGGTTTTCCGAGTCTACCCTTGATGAAGCTCTCGGCTTACCATAAATCTCTTGGTGACACGGTTGAGTTCATTCAAGAAGGTGGGCATTACGACAAAGCCTATCTGAGCAAGGTGTTTAATCTACCGACTGTTCGGAAAATACCTACCTCACCCCCCCCCATTTTACGCTGATGAAGTGGAAAGGGGAGGGTCTGGATATGCGATTGATATTGTCGATGGTATTGAGGTTTTCCGAAAAGAACGACACTTCGATCTCCCTGCGGAGATAGAACACCTTTACCCTGATTACTCCCTTTACCCCAAGTATCAAGACATAGCGTATGGCTTTCTAACAAGAGGGTGTTGTAACGCTTGTGGGTTCTGTATCGTGAGCGAAAAGGAAGGTCGGTGCAGCTTAAAAGTTGCCGATCTGACAGAGTTTCGGAGAGATCAGAAGACCATCAAACTGTTAGACCCCAACATTCTCGCTTGTCGAGAGCGGGACGATTTACTCCGGCAGTTGGTTGAGAGTAAGGCTCGTGTGGACTTCACCCAAGGTCTTGATGCTCGTTTTATCACAGAAGATGTGGTCGCCGCTTTGAATGTGATGAAGGTTCGCAATATTCATTTCGCCTTTGACTTCATGAAGAATGAACAGGCGATTTTGAAAGGACTGGCCTGTTTCAACGATAACTACAAGAAATCTCGTTGGAACCTGAACTGCTACATATTGACCAATTACGATACAACGCCGGAAGAAGACTGGTATCGTGTCCGAAAGGTGCAGGAGTTAGGGTTTCACCCTGATGTTCGGGTGTATCAGAAAGGCACTCAGAGCCAGTTTTTGACGGACTTACAGCATTGGAGCAACAACCGTATCATCTTCAACAGTACCTCTTTCGAGGATTTTGTACCTCGTGTAGATGGCAAATCCTGTAAGGAACTATACCCTGAAATATTAAACAAGAAGGAGATATTCGTCATGGCTAAGAAAGCTGAAAACCCCGAAGTGACCACCGCTGAAACCGTGGTGGACTTCACCACCCTCAATGTCTATCAGAAGTTGCAGATGGCTCGTGCCAAGTTCCTGTCTTCCGGTGTCAAGAAGACCGGTAAGAACATTCACTTGGAGTTCACCTACTTCGAGCTGGTGGACATTGTTCCTGTCGCAGAGCGTATCTTCTCTGAAGTCGGTCTGCTCGGCGTTCCTCGTTTCGAGTCCGAGATCGCCTACATGGACATTATCGACATTGACCACCCTGAGCAGTTCGCCCCCATCACCTTCTACGCTCCGTTCTCTCAGATCGAGCCTATTGTGTCCAACTCCGGCAAGGAAGTCACCAATAAGATGCAGGCGCTCGGCAGCTCCATCACCTATATGCGCCGCTATCTGTGGCAGTTGGCCTTGGACATTATCGAAACCGATGACATTGACCCCAACATCGGCGCTGGCTCTGATGCTCCCGCCCCTGCTCCTAAGACCAAGACCACGAAACCCGCTACTCCCGCACAGCGCAACGAGATCAAGAAGGATGTCACCAGTTCTGACGCTCCTGCTGACGAGTTGCAGATCAAGGCTCTCAAGGCCGCTCTGAAACAGCTTATGGAACTGGACGCTGAACAGGAGTCCTTTGTTCAGGAGATCGCTGTCAAGACCGAGGGCTTCACCAACATCACCAAGGAAGTGTGCGAAGCTCTGGTCAATGGAGTGGCTGAGATGATTGCCGGATACACCGCACAGGAGGGCTAAGATATGGCTGACATTACATGGAAAGAGGGTCACATTGAGGTAGCCCCTCCCAAGCGCCCTCTCAAGATCACCGGTACTCGACTCGCTGCCATTATGGGTCTGAATGTCTGGAACAGCCCTTTCAAGGCGTGGTGTGAGATCACCCGCACCTATAAGGAGCCGTTCACCGACACCATCTACACCATTGCCGGTAAGACCATCGAACCCAAACAGGCTGAGTACATGAAGAAGTCCTACTTCATGACCACCCTGAAAACCCCTGAGGATATGTTCGGCAAGGACTATTTTCAGAAGACCTTTGGCGACTTCTTCCACGACATTCCCATTTTCGGCGGTATGTGGGACTATCTGCTGTTTGATGACAGCGGCAAGCCCGAAGCCGTATTGGAAATGAAGACCTCCAAGCGTGTTGAGGATTGGGCTGAGGATATGCCTGAATACTACGCTTTACAGGCCGCTCTTTATGCCTACCTCGTGGGCGTAGATCAGGTCTACATGGTGGCTTCTTTCCTCGAAGACGCTGACTATAACGCTCCTGAGAAATTCGTCTGCAATGTGAAGAACACCATTGTCAGACCCTTCAAGGTATCCGAGCGTTATCCTGATTTCCATATCGTCATCGAGAGGGCGAAGAAGTGGTGGGAGGAACACATCGTTAAGGGTATCTCTCCCGCCTATGACGAGAAGCGTGACGCTGACATTCTGAAAGCTCTCCGCACCAACAGCCTGAACCCCGAAACCGATATTTCGGAACTGATCGCTGATGCGGAAGCTCTCAAGGCCGAGTTGGACGCTCACTACGCTCTGGTGGCTGACAAAGAGAAAGCCTACAAGGTGGCTACCGACCAGATCAAGAAGCTGGCTATGCAGCAGTTCCGTGACGGTGATAAGAAGGTGGCTATCAAGGGTCAGACCTACTCTTGGGAGGTCAGCCGCTCTTCCACCACCAAGATCGACAAGGACGCTATGAAAGCGGACGGCATCTTGGAGAAGTACACCACCACCGAGGACACCTACCGTCTGTCCCCGAAGGTCATCAAGGAGGATTAAGACTATGTATATTCACCCTTTTATCTGCGGCGTAGTCGCTACCATTCTCGTTGAAGTGGTCATTGCGGTCATCGTAGGAGCCGCAAATGACAAGAAGGGAGGAAAGTGAGATGAAATTTGAGAAGTTCGTCAAGACCCTCGCTTCCTCCGGCATCATCTACGAGAGGGGTATTTTCAGAGAGCGTTGGCTTGCTTCGCCCTCGGCTCTGATGCTCATTCCTATCGGAACCCGCTCCGTTACCGGCATTGCCATTCAGGAAATGCCCGAAGCCATTGACAAGATGATCGGTCAGGTCGGTTGCACCGAGCCTGTGCTTCTCCGCAAGGCGGTCATGCCTTTCGCTGACGGCAAGATCAAGGACTGTGTTCGTGTCTTTGCCAATGACGCTACCGATGTTCACATTGCGATCAGCAATGATGACTGGTCGCTGATCGAGAAGAGCGACTACACCGAAGCACTCTATGTCTACGAAGACGAGAAGCCGGTGTCCAAGGCGCTGCTCGTTAAGAAGTACCCTCAGTTCCCCGAAGACGATATGGAACTGGTCGGCATCATCTTCCCCACGGAGTATGCCGAGCAACTGAACTTTACCACCATCAAGGAGGATATGAAAAATGGCTAAAATCGGACTGACCGAGGGTTTCTCCCTCATTCCCGAAGGAACTCATGTGTTCCAGATCACCGCTGTCAACTACAAGGAAGCCTTTGGTAAGATGGAAGTCACCATGCAGACGCAGGGCGGCTCCAAGCACATCGAGCGCTTCTCCCTGCTGAAAGCCAATGGCGAACCCAATGAAGGTGCGCTCAACGCTTTCTCCTACTTCGCCAAGACCGCTCTCAACGATTTCTCTCTGACGGAGATCGACCACGAAGACCTGTTGGGTTGCTTCATCGAGTGCGATATTGAGCATGACACTCAGCCCAACAAGAACAAGCCTGACCAGACCATCACCTTTGCTCGTCTGGCTGATAAGCGCCCCTCTGACGGCTTCGAGGTCGCACAGGCTCCTACACCCGCCGCTCCCAAGAAAACCGCTCCTGCGGCAACTGGCGGGGCAAAGAAGCCCCCTATGGACTTGAAGTCCCTGTTGGGTTAAGAAGAACAGCGGAGAGGGAGAGTTTTACCCTCTTCCTCTCCAATGGTTCTGTGGAAAACTCTGTTGAAAGTGAGGATAAGATACAATGCCCGAAACCAAATTCAAGGTGCAGCTCCACAAGGAAATCTGTGCCGAGATCAATGAGTTGTACGCCAAGAAGAACCACGACTACGGCGACAGCTTCCACCAGACCTTTGTTGAAGAGGGCATGGCAATGGCTCGTATCCGGCTCGGCGATAAGTTCAACCGGTTCAAGACTCTCTCTCGTGGCAATGAGCAGAAGGTCAATGACGAGTCTATCCGTGACACGCTGATCGACCTTGCCAACTATGCAATCATGACTGTTCTGGAAAGGGAGGTGGCTGACCATGACGCTGAATGATTATCAGAAAGCCGCCGAGCGTACCTCCGGTGATCTTACCGCCTACCAGAAGGTACAGAATGGTTGCTACGGTATGTGCGGTGAAGCTGGTGAGTGCATCGACCTTTTGAAGAAACACGAGTTTCAGGGTCACGACCTCGACCCCGCCAAACTGGTTGACGAGCTTGGTGATGTGCTGTGGTATATCGCTCAGACCGCTACCGGCCTTGGTGTGACCCTTGAGGAAGTGGCACAGCACAATGTCGATAAGCTGCGGAAACGCTACCCCGATGGCTTTGACGCTGATAGAAGCGTCCACCGTCCTGAGTATGTAGGAGGTGTCTGATATGGGCATCATGGACGCTTTCAGCGCAGAAGAGCGAGTTCCTGTGAAGTTCTCCGACTTCTATGCGCTTATGAAAGGCTGTACCGAGCGGGACTTGATAACCAACGCTGTCAATGCTCGTGTACCCCATGAGTACATCATTGCAATGCAGACCGGCGCTATGCCGGAGAAGGAGGATAGTCATGACTGACCAGATCAGACAGAAGGTTGACACCTTTCTGAGTTTTATGAAGCTGCCTGACGGCACTCCCATCGTTCCTCTGGAAATGGTCGATTGGCTGATCGCCAAGGGTTTCTTCACCGCTCCCGCTTCCACCAAGTATCACGGCAATCACGAGGGAGGTCTTCTGGAACACTCCTACATAGTCGCTAAGGCTCTGGTAGGTATGAGCGAGAGAGAGGGGTTGGCATGGAGCAATCCCCGCTCTCCGTGGGTTGTGGGTATGTTCCATGACCTCTGCAAGATCGACCAGTACCGTCCTTTCATGGACGGAGAGAGTGTCGGTTGGGAGTATAACCCCGACACGCTGCTGAAAGGCCACGGCGATAAGTCTGTGATGTTTCTCAGCCAGTTCTACACGCTGACTGAGGAAGAGATCATGTGTATCCGCTACCACATGGGCGCTTTCACTCCTAAGGAAGAATGGAACGACTACACCAGAGCCGTCAACCACTACCCGAATGTGCTGTGGACGCACCAAGCCGATATGCTGGCAAGCCATGTGGCGGGTGTCTAACAATGAGCTACCGCAAAGTCGGATACTTGGAACAATGTTGGTACATTTTCCGGTACTGGTTCCGACACAAGATTTTGAGAAAGGACAAGAAACATGAAGATCATTGAACCTTCTGTGGAGCTTATCAATGCTCCTTCCTATGAAACTCTGATGGCAACCATCGAAGCTGCCGGACGCACTTGCTATAAGTCTGAGGACAAGATCACCGAGGGCAGCGCAGAGAAGTTCATTCGTGGCATCATCAAGCGTGGTCACGAAGCTGTGATTGAGCATGGCTCTCTCTCTCTGTTCGCTTCGTCTGTGACCGTGGCGTATCTCATGAGATCGTAAGACACCGCATTGCGGCTTACTGTCAGGAGTCTACCCGCTACTGCAACTACGCCAACGACCAGTTTAACGGCGAGATCACCGTCATCAAGCCCATCTTCTTCGGCGAAGACACCCCTGTGTACCGTATCTGGAAGAGATGCTGTGAAACCGCAGAGATCGCCTACTTCGATCTGCTGAATGAGGGTTGCTCCCCTCAGGAAGCTCGTTCCGTCCTGCCCAACTCCCTCAAGACTGAGGTTGTTATGACCGCAGACATTCGTGAGTGGCGACACTTTATTAAGCTGAGAAACAGCCCTGCCGCTCACCCGCAGATGCGTGAGGTCGCCGGTATGTTGGCGGTGCTGTTCAAGGATAACTACCCTGTGTTCTTCGAGGACATTGAGGTAGCCTGATGAACTTCAAGAGATTTGGCGGTAAGGTCTTTGGCGTTCAGTTCAACAAGGCCGAGCAAGCCGCATTGGACAAAGAAATCAACCGACAGATCGTGGAGAACGATAAGAAGTTCTCCATCGACAATGACTCTGCCATTCTCTATATGCTTCATGTTCACTTCGGCTTTGGCAAGAAGCGTCTGAAAAAGGCGTGGAAGCTCTTTTATGCCGAAAACAAGAAACTGCGTGACTACTATCTGATGGAAGTTGAAGACGGTGGTTGGCTCTGCCGTCAGAAACTCCTTCAGATAGGAGTCGATGTAGAGGAATGGTACAGAGAAGAACAGGAGGAAAACCATGAACCTTAAAGTTGTGAATGGCAAGGTTCCCTACATCATGGTCGCCGGTGCTGACCATGTGAAGGGCGAAATGCCGTTGGAGGAAGCGCAGAAGATGTTTGACAACGGCAAGAAGAGAGCGAGTGCGCTCTTCTCCGGCTACCCCTACTGCGTGGATAATAAATATTTCTTCGCCGGTGAGCCTAAGGCTCCCGCTGTCGCCAAGACCGGCAAGGGGAAGAAGAGATGAAGAGGGTAATAGGGGCGCTGCTCCTGTTCCTCACCCTCGCTCTGTTGGTAAGCTGTCATGTATCCCACCCCGAAGCAGAAGCAGATTTTCAGGAACCCGAAGTGTCCCCCCCCGCAGTTGTGATTACCCCTACACCGATCACTACCCCTGAGCCTGTCAAGCCTGAACCTGAGTTCGTGCCGATCTGGACGGAGGAAGAGGTCAGCTATCTCACCAAGGCCGTCTACGGCGAAGCGGGAGGGATACCTTCTCTCACCGAGCAATCGGCGGTAGTCTGGTGTATCCTGAACTGGTGTGATCGTGACGGTGAGAGCATCATATACGAGGTTACATACCCGCACCGCTTTCAAGGATACCGAGCAAGCAATCCTGAGCCTGAGCATTTGCGGGAACTGGTCATTGATGTTCTCACCCGATGGCAGAGAGAAAAGCAGGGCGAAACCGATGTGGGGAGAACACTTCCCGCCAATTACTATTTCTTCAACGGAGATGGCAAGAACAACCATTTCCGAACAGAGTGGAAACAACCCTATGAGATGTGGGACTGGTCGCTGCCGAGTCCCTACGAAAGTTGAGGTAGAGTTATGAGGTTTGAGAATATCCCATCTGAATTACAGTCCCTACCTCAATGGGTCTGTGCATGGCGAAACTCTAAGGTTCCCATGCAAGCCAATGAGAAGAAAGCGGCAGCTTCCTCTTCCCCTGAAACATGGGCAAGTTTTGAAGACGCAAAGGCCGCTGTGGAGAAAGGCCGTTACGCCTACCTCGGCTTTGTCTTTGCGGACAACGGCATAGTCGGTATTGATCTGGACGCTGGCTTTGATGACGATGGGTTTCCCTCACCTCTGGCAATCGACATTATCCGGCATTGCACCTCATACACCGAGAAGAGCAAGAGCGGCAGAGGGGTTCACATTCTGGTCAAGGGTACTCTCCCTTTCAAGGGGAAGAACAACCGTCAGGGCGTGGAGGTCTACCAGACAGGCAGATACTTCATCATGACCGGCGACACGCTGATCTACCCTGAGATCATTGAAAACCAAGCTGCTATCGACTACATTGTGGAGAAGTATTTTCCCGATGTACCCAAGGAAAGCTCCGGTATGTCAGCCCCTCAGCGTATCTACTCTCCGGTGTACGCCAAGCCTGAGAACGGCAAAGTCCAGTTGAAGCCTACCTACCCGCCCATTCTTCACGGCTCCCGCAACCTGAGCCTGACTTCCCTTGCCGGTCAGATGCACTCGCAGGGATATACCAAGGCCGACATTTTCAAAGAACTGCTGTACGCCAATGAACAGGCGTGTCAACCTCCGCTCCCTCGTTCCGAGGTGGAGATGATCGTCAACAGCGTCACCAGATATAGGAGGTAAGTCATGCTATATCGCTTCAATAATAATCTTATCAATGTTACCGAGATTTCCTCGGTATGTTCCACCAAAGGGAGCAATCGGAATTACCCCTATGATCTGACGGTGCGTATGAAGGACGGTACATCTCTCGGCGTGTGTTACCGTACCGAGGAAGCCAGACAGAACGAGGTGTGGAAAATTGAACAGGCTTTCCGCTCTACTGTCCCTGACCCTATCTCCCGCTATGAAATGGATATTCTTCTGCATAAATATACAGAGAAAATCCGAAGCAAATTGCGGGTAATCGAAAATATGCTGAAAGGAAGTGTCGAGAATGGCTGACAATGTATCTCAGGTCTACGAAGACCCCTCGCCTTTGTTTCAGTTGAGCAATGGTCGGTACATACTGGACGAGGAAGTGTCCAGAAAGATGTTCCTCATTAAAGAGAAGCACCCCGAAACCAGTCACCAGATCAGTTCCACCGGCTACTCTTGGGACGAGTCCGGCATGGCTGAACTCTTCTCCGAGTGCTATGAGAACGATGCTCGGTACTGCCCCGAAGCAAAGTGTTGGTTCACTTATTCTGAGGGCGCATGGCGTAAGGACATTGGCTCTCTCTTGGTCGCCGAGAAGATCAAGGAGTTCTGCCGCCTGATGGCTCTGTACTGTGGGGAAATCAGCCACGAAGAGCGCCGCCGTGACTACATGAAGTTCATAAGCAAGATGGGTGATCGCCGGTTTCGTGACCGTCTGATGAAGGACGCTGCCAGCGTAAAGCCCATTGCCGCAGAGCAGTTTGACGCAAACCCCTATCTCATTAACTGCCTGAATGGTACTTACGATCTGAAAACCATGACCTTCCGTGAGCATGATTGGCGGGACTTCCTGACCATGCAGACCAACTTTGAGTACACCTTGAAGGATACCCGCTGTGAACGGTGGGAGCGGTTCATTGCAGAGGTCACTTGCAACGATACGGACAAGGCCGAGTATTTGCAGAAAGCTCTTGGCTACTCCATGCTCGGAAGTGCCAACGAAGAGTGTATGTTCATTCTGCATGGCAAGACCACCAGAAACGGCAAGTCTACCATGCTGAGTGCCATTCACCATTTGCTCGGTGACTATGCTTCCGTTTCGCCGGTGTCGATCATCTGCAAGTCTGAGAAGAGTAAGAACGCAGAAGCGGCAAACCCCATGTTGGCTTCTCTGAAAGGCAAGCGCTTTGTCACGATGGCAGAGAGCAACCAGTATGGAAAGCTGGACGAAGAAACCATCAAGCAGCTCACCGGTGGCGAAGAGATCAAGGCCAGAAACCTTTACGAAACCGCTACCACCTTCCTGCCGCAGTTCACCCTTTGGCTGTCCTGCAATGATCTTCCCTCGGTCAACGACAAGTCCCTGTTCGCTTCTGACCGTGTGCGGGTCATTGAGTTCAACCGCCACTTCACCGCTGCCGAGCAGGACAAGAGCCTGAAAACCGAGTTCCAGACTGAGGAAGCCATGCAGGGTATCTTCACATGGTTGGTCGAGGGCTACTTCAAATACAAGCGCTTTGGTCTTGTGATGACCGAAGCCTTACAGAAGGTTGTCAGACAGTACGAGCGGGACAACGATCTGGTGTTGCAGTTCCTCGAAGAGAAGTGTGAGAGAAGCGAGGGCGGCTCCACCCGCCAGAAGTCCCTTTACGATGCGTACAAGATTTGGTGTAAGTCCAACGGCTACTACGCTTGCAGCGCCAAGCGGTTCAATGCCGATATGGAGGTTCACCCTGAGTGGCATGACGGCAAGGTGACGGTGCAGGGCTACGCTTCTTACCGAGGTATCAAGCTGAAAGGAGTCGTATAATGGATTTGCTGAACAGCTACTTCTTCAAAGGCTTGCAGAAGTATGAGAACACTCCCGCCAGTCTGCGGGGAGGTAAGCGGAAGACCGTTTATGACCCGCAGAAGAAACAGCGGAACAAGATGGCTAAGGTCAGTCGCAGAAAGAACAGGAAGTGAGATCGCCCATGAACGGTAATTGTCTGGACAAGGAAGGGAACTTCAAGAAGTGTCCCTACCGAGTGTTCACAGAAAGTCACCCTGCCATTCTGCGTGGGTCTGGTGACTGTGTGACTCAGGAGTTTTACTCATGCGTGGGTGAAGCCTGTATTGCCTATCATGTAGGTATTTGTCTGAGAGCCGCAGAAGCACTCAAGGAGGTCAAATGAATAAGAAGAATATGCGCCGTGTGTCTATCCTTGTGACCGCTCAGACCCTCGGCAATCTGGAAAAGCTGGCTGCTATCTCCGGCTACCATGAGATCGGAAGGGTGGTCGATAAACTGGTTCGGGAGAAGATGATCTCCATGAACCCTCAGAAGCCTTGCAGAAAGGAGAAAGCCCATGAGTAAGAAGTGTGTATGCGGTCATGAAATGACTCCCCACGACTGGAAACATGAGTGGGTCTGTCACAGATGTGGCAGAAAGAAGCCTTTTCCAGAAGAGCCGTCCTATACCGTCTTCGCTTGCCATAAGTGCGGACACCAACTCTATGTAGAAGAAACAGAAGAGTTCCCTCAGAAGTTGGAACGCATTGCCGGTATGTGTTGCCCTGAGTGCGGCGAACAGGGAGAAGGGCTTTGGCAGTTGCTTGGTCGCTCTAACTACTTCGGTGGAGAGATCAATGTTGAGTGGGAGGAAGATACCCATGACGAAGACTGAGATTGTAAAGCAGATCGAGTATGTCAATGCTCTTACCGAGAAGTTGACCGAAGCCGTCATGCTTCACGAGAAGCGTAGAACCGAGAAAGGCGAAAAGCACCATTGTAGTGTTGCCGAATGGGGCAGCGGTATCGTGGAGCGTGGAGCTTCTAAGGTTCAGATCATGGCAAGCATTGTCCAACTCCGGCGTGAGTTGAATATCTTGAGCCGTATGTTTGACGATTGGAGGAATAATTCATGAATAGTGTTTGTGAACGCTGTCCGATTTGGGCAAGCTGCGCCCTCAATCCTCAAGGCAAAGCCTGTTTGAAGGTCGCCAAAGAAAATGGCTTTGATGCTCGACCCACAAAGTTTGACCGTATCAAGGCAATGAACAGAGAAGAAATGGCGGTTTTCTTTGCTAAGATCAACGCTCAACTTCATCGTGCCGACCTTTCTATCATCGGTTATCACGGCTCCGATGTAAATAACGCTTTGGATTGGTTGGACGAACTCGCGGAATAGGAGGTACACAATGGCAGAAGAAGCCTTACAGAAGGTCGCAGAAACGGTTGTCAAAAAGAAGCGGCCTGATAAATCTGAACAGAACAAAGTGCAGATGGCAGCGGGTGAGAATAGCGCCTATAATTCTCACACTCTCCGCATTGCCACCCTGCCGGAAATTGACCATCGGGACGCTACCGCAGTATGGAACCGTATTGCAGAGTATTTCTCGATCTGTCAGGAAAACGATATGAAGCCCTCTGTGTCTGGTCTGGCTCTGGCCTTTGATGTTGACAGAAAGACTATTTGGGCATGGGCGAATGGTGTAGACTGTCCCAACCTTCCTATTGAAGTCAGAAAGGCAATCCAGAAAGCCTATCGAATGTTGAACGCTCAGATGGAAGACTATATGCAGAATGGCAAGATCAACCCTGTATCTGGTATCTTCCTCATGAAGAACAACATGGGCTATCAGGATAAACAGGAGGTTGTATTGACTCCCAATTCCCCGCTTGGAGATCAGACAAGCCCCGAAGAGTTGCAGCAGAAGTATATCGAAGCTGTTGGAACCGCAGAAGACACAGAAGAGTAATTATTCACAGAAAGACCGCCAGAAGGCCGCAGAAAGGCTTTTTGGCGGTTTTATTGTTTTCTTATAGAAAGGTCACAGAAGGGACTTTTCAGATATTGGAAATATTGCAGAAAGGCCGCAGAAAGGCTTTCTTTTTTTATTTATCAGAAAGGCCGCAGAAGGGCGCAGAAAGGACTTTTGCGCCGGTGGTCGTGTTGCTTGCCGGTTGCCCTGTGGCGGCTCTGGTGATCTGGTGGGCGGCTCATGGG